CCCTGAGGTTCCACAATAGTCTCACCCAGATTAGGAGTTGGTACTCCATAATTAAGCTGATTACCATTAACACCAGCTCCAACTCCAGTACCCAAAACTGGTTGACCTGGTGTTAATGCTGTTTGGTTAGGATTAACTCCGACTTTTACCCATTGTGGTAAGACAGCTTTCTTCTTCTTTTTATTTCCCTGACCACTTGTAAGAGGAACAGCATCATACGATGATTGAATTGATTGTTTTGTCGTTTCCCAATATACCGCTTTTTCTTGTTCTGTTAGTCCAATATTATCTGCATTTACATTCCAGTTTCCGTTTTCAAAGACAGGTTTATCAGCCGCACTGGGATTTTCTACCTGAATTAAAACTTTTCCAGTTTTACTATCCCAGAAAGGATAATAGTCCTGCCCGTTCTTAGTAAAGATTGGTTTCTTGTTGACTTTTTTAAGTGCCATTTATGGTTTGTTCCAAGCTCGGTGTTTAGGGAATGGTTGTCCTCTCGTATCAACAAATTTTTCCATGGGTAACATTGCAATAGAAGGCCAGTCTTTTTCAGGCACTCTCATGAATCCACCGGCGACCCCAGAAAATAGATAACGATGAATGGTTTTGCGAGGAACAGCTACTGTACTGCCTTTATTTATTAGGCTTTGTGCAATCCCTTCTCGATGTTTTGTATTTAGATAGTGCATATTAGCACCAATGAAGTATCCTGCGTTATAATTTACTTCAGTGATGTAGACAAGAGGTTGAGTATCATAGTATGCCAAACCTGGAGTTGTTGCTTGATAAAAGAAAAAATATAGTCTACCAATGTTGATACCACCAGTATCCATCTCATTGATATCGAATTGTTCTAAGTTGCTTAGATACTCGATAACTGCATTAGTGTATACTGAGTTCTTTACATTCTTTCCCTTAAAGTTCTCTTTTAATTCATATCCAAATCCTTTTCCTGATTCGTATTGACCATCTATGAATTCAAAACTCATACCCCTAACTCCTTCTCGGTCATGATTCGGAATTCATAGTTACGATCCGCACAATACTCTTTTGCTGCATCCCACTTCGCTTGGTTCACTACCCAAGTCTGGACACTATATGCCCATGCTTTTGTCCTTCTCTTAGGATTCTTTTCAGGCATCTTTACTTCTTTTGCAGGTTTGACTTCAATGACAACACATCGTTGTCTGCCATTTGCATCATTATATTTCACAAAGAAGTCAGGAAAATACCTGTGCATCTTTCCATCAATAGGGGAACGATAAGGAATGAAAAACTCTTCAGATTGCCACTGGTTCACATTCTCATTCAAATCACAATATCTCATGAATTTTCGTTCCCAAAGAGAACGATAAACGATATTACCAGAGTCGCCCTTATACTTTTTGGGATTCTCTGGTTTATATCTACCCTTATAACTCATATACATAGTATAGATCCTCAAAAAATATTTATAGTGGCATCTTCAGGAACTGCAGGAGACCAGAATTTATTCAGAGTAGATCCAATCTACACAAAAATGACCACCCCTAGGGGTACGAAGGATGGTCGTGCCTCTTTGCCTAGTGTAATGGATATGTTTGGCGAACTCGCCATGACATCCCAATACAAAATTAGTTTACACTTAGGTGATTCTGGAGGAAATCAAGCAGATCAAAATGTCACTGACTGGTTGACTAGTTGTGGTGTTCTCGGAAACTTCAATGCAAACGTTCCTAACGAGAACCTAAAGTCTTTACGTTATGAGTTTATGTGTGATGGTGCAGCACTACCTGGATATGAATTTGGTCGTGCTACTGCTATGGGCGATAGACAAGGATTGCAAGAACAATTCGTTAATACCAGAACGTTTACACCTGTAAATTTATCATTCTATGTTGGTGCAGATTATGGTATTCTAAGACTATGGCAAGAGTGGGCAAACTTCATCGCTGCACTAAGTCTCGGTGGTAGAGATACCACTGGAAGTAATAGTGGACAAGTCAACAGAATCATGAGAAATGATTTCTTGCAGTTTAGATATCCAGACAAATATAAGAGAGAAATCAGCATTACTAAATTTGAGAGAGATGTTCATGTCGATGGTGGTTATGTAACCGCAACACCTAACATGATCACCTATAGACTTATTGATGCATATCCAATTTCAGTTGATAATATCAGACTTGGATATGAAAACTCCGATATTATGAGAGTTAGTGTTACTCTTGGATATACAAGATACATCACTTTAGATCATGCTGGTACTGGTAATTCTCAGAATCCATTCAATTCTTCCAATCAACAATCTGCATTAGATCCTACAACAAATCAACAGGTTCTTGTATCTGGTGCTCCATCATTGTACTCTGGAACTACTCTGTTGAGTCAATTGAACAATAACTTCTACAATGCCTTCAACGGATTAGATGTTAATTTTGCTCAATAAATAAAAATATCTGACTACATCATCGTTCATGCCATTACCTAAGATTTCTACTCCAACTTATGAGTTGGAACTTCCTTCTACGGGGAAGAAAATTAAGTATCGTCCATTTCTAGTTAAAGAAGAGAAAGTTCTTATTCTTGCATTAGAAAGTCAAGACCCCACACAGATTACGAACGCTATCAAACAAGTTCTTAAAGACTGCGTTCAAACCAGAGGAGTAAAGATTGAAGATCTTCCTTCTTTTGATATTGAATACTTGTTCTTGAATGTTCGTGGTAAGTCTGTTGGTGAGGCAATCGATCTTATCGTAACTTGTTCTGATGATGGTGAAACAACTGTACCTGTAAAACTATTCGTTGATCAGATTGGAGTTGTAAAACCAGAAGGGCATAGTAAAGATATTAAGTTGGACGATAAGATTGTTTTGAGAATGAAGTATCCATCTCTCAAACAATTCATTGAAGAGAACTTTGAATTTGAAGGTAATGAAGATGTTTCAACTATTGAAAGATCTTTCGAGGTGATTAGTTCTTGTATTGATACCATCTTCACAGAGGAAGAGGCATGGGCGGCATCTGATTGCACTAAAAAAGAACTGACTCAGTTCCTTGAAGGTATGCAGTCTGCACAATTCAAAATGATTGAAGACTTCTTCACCACTATGCCTAAACTATCTCACACCTTTAAGGTCAAAAATCCTAAGACTGGTGTTGAGAGTGAAGTAACGTTGGAGGGGTTGACCAGTTTTTTCGCCTGATCATGGCTCATATCTCACTTGAGTCATACTATAGAATCAACTTCGCTCTCCTGCAGTTCCATAAATATAGCTTAACAGAGGTAGAAAACCTCATCCCTTGGGAACGTGACATTTATCTTGCTCTATTGAAACAACATATTGATGAAGAAAACGAGAAAGTAAAACAACGAGAACGCCGTGGCTAAAATTGGTGCAACTGGAGGGAATACTGATGGTGCGATGGGTTCTTTTGCAGCTCCTCGTGTAGGGGGTTTTAGTGGTAATAAAAAACAACCAACAACGAGTACATTTCAAGATAGATTCTTCACTTCACTAAAACGTGAAGGTAGATTAAAGGCTAGAGAAGAAGGTCCTGCAAATAAGATTGTAAAATTTGGTGCTGGAGTCAAAGCAAAAGACCCTGGTAATGGATCTCTGATTAAATCCATTTCAACCAATATCAATAATCAATTTGGTGATGCGATTACTCAACTTCAGAGTAATGTCACTAATATTGTCAGTCCAGTATTAGATAGACTAAAGGCAGAACATAGAAGAAGTATTGACGACGCTGAGAGTAATAAACCAACGAATCTGCTTGGCGGATTCTTGGACATGCTCCGCAGTGGTCTGGACTTCATCAGATTCCTAAGTGATAGAAAGAGATTAGCATTCTTAAGACAAGGCATTAAGAATCTAAAGACTGCATTTAATGAATTGTTTATAGTTGGTGAAACAGTCGCTAAGACTCTTAAAAAATTAATCAAACAACTAAAGAAACTTGGTCAAGAAGGTGGCAAAGGTGGTGGTTTTAGACTACCTGGAATGCCTAGATTTGGTGGATTTGGTGGAGGAAATAAACGCCCACCAAGAAAACCCAATCAAAGACCAGCAGTAAGACCCAGACCCAGAAGACGTGGGATGGGTACAGCTGGAATGATCCTAGGAACAGGAGGATTATTAGCTGGTGGAATGGCAATGGCTCCTGCTGTACAAGGTTCCCCTACAGCTCCACCAGAACTTCCCGAACCCATTGTCGAACAACCCCTGAGTAAGACTTTACTGGATAAGTTTGACAAAATTCTTAACATGTTCGGTAGTGCGATTAATAGTTTAACACAACCTGCTAAACAACAACCACCCCCATCTCCATCAGGGGGCACAGGTGCAACGGGTGGTGGTACACCAGCATCAAGTGCTGGTGCTGGAGGAGGTGCTTTGCCTACCGAGAATCAAGATCTTTATACTACTGCAGCTCTTGCAAGTATGGAAGGTGGTAGTGATCAAGCGAGAGCAGACGTTGCCCAAGCTGTTTACAACAGAATGGGTCAGAGAGGAATGAGTGCAACAGAAGTTGCTACTGAACGTGGTCAGTTTGCGGTGATGTTTGATGAGAATGATAA